CGGGGGCAGTCTACACCGACGACGGTGACGCGATAGAGTTTGACATCAAGAGCCGCTACCAAGCGTTGAAGGAAACCATCGACGAGAGCAGCCAGAAAGTGTTGGTGTTTGTGCCGTTCCGCCACACGATTGACATGCTTACGAACAAGCTACGCAAAGATGGCATCACGGCAGAGGTTATACGAGGAGACGTCCCCGCAGCTAAACGCACGGAGATATTTGCACGGTTCCAAAACGAAGCCGATCCCAGAGTGCTAGTGATCCAACCTCAGTCTGCTGCGCACGGTGTAACTCTCACTGCAGCCAACACGATTGTGTGGTGGGGTCCAACCTCTTCTCTGGAGACGTACCTACAAGCTAACGCCCGTATTCACCGTGCAGGGCAGAAGCATAAATGTACTGTAATTCAGATAGCTGGCTCCCCTGCAGAAAAACGTATTTACCGTCTGCTGGACGAGCGGATCAACATACACACAGCTATGATAGATTTATACAAAGAAATGCTTGACTAACTACCATACGGTACCATATAACGGTGACACAACGAGAAAACGGAGAACTCAAATGACTGTGTCAGTAGATAAGCTCGTCAAGACGTACGCAAAGATACGCGACAAGCGCGCGGAAATAACCGCCAAGTATAAAGAAGAAGAGGGCCAGCTCCGTGAAAAGCAGGATAAGGTAAAGTCTGCTTTACTGGGATACTGCAAGGAGCATGAAGTCGATAGTGTTCGCACTGCATCGGGCCTCTTCTACCGTACCGTCAAGCAGCGTTACTGGACGAGCGACTGGGAATCCATGCACAAGTTTATCATGGAACATGATCTCCCTGAGTTCTTCGATAAGCGCTTGAACCAAACCCACGTGCGCCAATTCCTTGAGGAAAACCCTGACTTACTACCTGCAGGTCTCAATGTGGATTCGGAGTACACAATCTCTGTGAGGAAAAAATGAGCGAAGTTGAAACGCCATACGTAAATATTAATAAGGTAGCGGATTACTTTAAAGTGTCTGTGTCTACCATTCGTAAATGGGTAAACTCTGGGCAGATTCCTGCCGATACCTATATCAACATCGGCGAAGTTTACCGATTTCGGCTAGACGATGTTGAAGCAGCCTTGACTGTTAAAACTAAAAAGGTGCAGACTCGTGCCTCTAAAACAAAAAAAGATGGAGAATAATATGTCAGACATAGCATTGTTTGAGGGTGGCAATTCCCTCGTGAGCAGCGACCTGTTTAAGTCGTTACAAGAAGCAGATGATAATCTTGCTGGCGGTGGCGGTGGCGGCGGTTCGAACCGTATCAGTCTACGTGGTGGACGTTTCCGTGAGATGGTTAGCGGTGAGCAAGTCAACGTGAAAAGCGATGGCCTGTTGAACGTAGTTGTTATCAACGCTGCGAAGCTGTCTCGTACATTCTATGAAGGTGTGTACAGCCCAGATAACCCTACGGCTCCTTCCTGCTGGTCCGTAGACACACAGGTTCCTGCAAAAGAAGTACCTGCAGAAACACGTCAAGCGGCCCGTTGCATGGACTGCCCACAGAACATCAAAGGTTCTGGTCAAGGCGAAAGCCGTGCATGTCGCTTCAATCAGCGCATCGCGGTTATGTTAGAGGGTAAGCTCGACACTGTTTACCAACTGCAGCTTCCAGCTACGTCAATCTTCGGCGAAGCTAAGGATGGCAAGATGGGCATGCAAGCGTACGCCAAGTACCTACGCGCTCACAAAACGCCATCTATTGCTGTGGTAACGCAGATGTACTTTGACGAAAACAGTGACACACCAAAGCTGTTCTTCAAGCCAGCACGTCCGTTGACTGAAGAAGAACTACAGCAGGCTGTGTCAATGAAAGATAGCGACGACGCTATCAAAGCAATTACGCTGACCGTGTCCCAAACCGATAAGGTTTCCGGTAAGCGTGATGACGGTAAGGTTGCAGATGACGAGATTGATCTCAACGCTGTGCCCGAGCCGAAGAAGGTCGCCAAAAAGAAAGAGGTCGCTGCTCCTTCCTCCGACGAGGCTGATCTAGCATCTATCGTAGACGACTGGGATGATTGAGGGGTCACTCACTTAGTCTAAACGATAGGACGTCGTGGCGGGTTTGTTACCCTTTCAAGAACCCGCCACGATAAACTTTTGGAGCAGCAGCAATGAACAGTCTAGATTTTTTACGGGTACTATTAAGTGACAACGGTCACTACTGTATATTCGCCGCGAACGGCGACACCCGTATACAGAAGTTTTACGATACTATTGAGGACGCCGAGCGCGCAGGGCAAGAGTTCAGCGCACGGGGCCTCCACGCGTATTTCGCATTGGGGACATACAACGAGGCAAGCAACCGCAAGGCTATAAACGTCCGCGAGATGAAGTCTCTCTTCCTCGACTTGGATTGTGGCCCGTTGAAAGAGTACCCTTCGCAGAAGGCGGCGGTCGACGCCCTACGTGCTTTCTGCAAGAAGCTCTCCCTACCTAAACCTATGATGGTCAACAGTGGCAACGGGGTACATGTATACTGGCCCCTTACCGAAGCAGTTTCGGCGGGGCAGTGGGTGATAGAAGCCCAACGGCTCAAGCAAGCATGTGTGGATAACGGCCTTCTCGCTGACCCTGTAGTCACGGCTAACCTTGCGCAAATCCTACGCATCCCCGGAACCTACAACTATAAGAGCGACCCACCCCTACCCGTGGAGTTCTTCGGTGTTTCTATGCCCGAGCCTGTAGTTCTGGACGAGTTTACGTCCAAGCTGGGCGTCCTAGCGAAGCCAGTTCTCAACATCGACCTCGGTAACGACGCACTGTACGACGCGTACGTAGACAACTCCGAGAATGTTTTCAAAACGATTATGAAGAAGACCGTCGAGGGCCGTGGGTGTGAGCAGTTAAAGTATATCGCGATGAACCAGTCAGAGGTTAGCGAACCTTTATGGAGGGCTGGGCTGTCGATTGCTAAGTTCTGCAGTGACGGGGACATAGCCGCGACTAAGATATCCAGCAAACACCCTAACTACAACGAAGCAGATATGCGTAAGAAGATGGGCGAGATAAAAGGTCCGTACACCTGCGCACGTTTCGACGAGTTGAACGAAGGCACGTGCCGAGACTGCCCACTGTGGGGCGAGATCAAATCGCCTATCGTACTGGGTAAGCGTATTCGGCAATCCGAAGGCGAGGTGACGGTGACTGCACCCATCCTCAAAGCTGGCGTAAAGAAGTCCGAAGATTTCGCTATACCAGAATTTCCTTCCCCCTACTTCCGTGGTGCGGCTGGGGGTGTGTGGACGCGTAGCAGCAATGCTGACGGGGACGTTGAAGAAGACCTTATCTACCACCACGACATCTACATTACGAGACGTTTACACGACATCGAACTGGGCGAGACATTGGTGTTTCGCCTACATCTACCGCGAGACGGTGTGCGCCAATTTAACGTGCCCCTTACAAGTATAACTTCACGTGAGGAGTTCCGTAAGTGCATGGCTAAAGAAGGCGTAACCGCATTTGGAAAGGGCATGGATAAACTAATGGCATATACAACAAAATGGGTGGACGAGCTACAGCGTACGACGGTAGCCGACGAAGCACACAGACAGTTCGGCTGGGCTGACGATAACATGGATGCGTTTGTGTTAGGTGACAAGTTGGTCACTGCAACAGGGGTCGATTTCAATCCCCCTTCAACTGCAACGGCAAGTTTGATAGGTGCGTTCGAAGCTAAAGGTACACGTGAGAAGAACCTAGAACTGCTAGAATTCTACAACAAGCCACACTACGAGCTACACCAGTACGTAGTCGGCGTCGGTTTCGGCTCTCCGCTAATGGCAGTCACGGGTCTCAACAGTATGTCCATCCACCTGTATGGCGGTTCGGGCGTAGGTAAGACCACTGCACAGATGGCAGCACTTGGTATCTGGGGTAGCCCTGACGAGCTAATGAACAAACCCGAGGACACACACAACGCTCGTATGCTGCGTGGCGAGGTCATGCACAACATTCCGCTCGTGTCGGACGAGATGACGAACGTAAACGGCGATCAAATGTCCGACTATGTTTATCAGGTGTCCGGTGGGCGGCAGAAAAACCGCATGTCGGGGGGTAACAGCAATGTAGAACGCGCTCGGGGTAAACCTTGGCACCTTCTTGCATTGAGTTCGGGTAACACAAGCGCATGGGAGATATTGGGTCGTTACAAAGCATCGCCGAAAGCAGAGATGCTACGGATGTTCGAGGTTCGTGTGAAGAAGATGATCTCCACTACGGGCGACAACACTGCCACGGCTAACCTTATACATGACTTTAATTCGAACTACGGCCATCTAGGGCAGGAGTACATTCAGTGGGTCATAAGCAATAAGGACGAAGTGCGCCAAATAGTAGAGTCTGTACGTGTACGTCTAGACAAAGCGGCTGGACTAGGACCAGAGAACCGTTTCTGGTCTAACGGCAATGCGGTAATCATATCAGGCTTGATGATAGCTAAAAAGCTGGGCCTCGTGAATTACGATGTTGGTGCGGTATACAAGTGGGTCGTGGGTGAATTGATCTCGCGGAATAGTTACGTCAACGACGTAGGCGCATCTGTAACCCAGACGCTCAACAACTACTTGTCAGAAAACTACAACAACATGCTCAAGATTGAGAGCACTGAAGACTTACGCGGCAAGAACGAAAACGGGCTAGACCAACTCGTTCCTATCGGCGCATCGCCACGCGGCCATCTGGTTGCACGTTATGAGCCTGATACCAAGATGCTGTTCCTGCGGATTAAACCGTTCAAAGAGTGGTGCGTTGACCAGCAGATTAACTACCAAAGCGTAGTAGACGAGTTGAAATCCAAGCTAGGTGCCAAGCGCGTAAAGAAACGTCTTACTAAGGGTACTGACTTCAACCTGCCCCCTGAGTCGGTGCTGGAGATGAAGTTCTCTGAAATGGAAGGGGATAGCGATGGACCAGAAGGTCTTGAAGATAAATGATCTAAACCCTGATGGGCTGCGGATCACTGTAAACTGGGAGGATATGGGCGTTGCGGCATCTATATTCGTCCCCTGCGTCAATACCGAGAAAGGTAAAGAGCAGCTTAAAAGCCTCGCAAAGCGCAAATCTTGGGAGTTTGATGTCCAAGTATGCGTAGAGGGTGGCAAATTGGGTTTACGGGCTTGGCGCACTGTGTAATAAAACAAGAGTACGACATTGCTAAATGTTGTTCTCCGCCTGCCACTGGCCCCCACATGTAGTGGGGGCTTTTTTTGTTACATGCCTTGGAAGCCTCTGTCGTAACCTTCACGAACCGTGTCCATAAATTCAGTGTGCATCGCACCGCCCCGGATTTTGCCATCGTTGCGTATAAACGTGTCGTAAGAACTGTCCTGCGATTTCTGTGTAATCTTACGGTACTCCGCACCTTCAGGTAACCCTGTGTTAAACTCTTTCACCATCTCCAAGACCTTCTGTAATTCGTCTCTGTCTCCCGAGCGACGAGCCATGTTGAGTCGGCGTAGGAGCTTCCCACGTGGTTCTTCTACCGCTTTGTTACGGCGCATAGCGTTTCTGTTATAAGCAAGCTCCCGAGCGTATGCTTCTGGCGACCAACCCGCCGCCTTCATAACGGCGCTGTAAAGGCTGATCTGCTCTGTAATCGGGTCACCCCGGCGCGTGTTAGCACCTTCACGGTAGAACCGCTCTCCTTGAGATAGGTTTCGGATAGCCGAAGGTGCTATTGTTTCGAAACCGCGACGCAATGTTTGCATGTTGCCCGAGGCCAGACTTTCCCATATTTCCCCGCCGCCACGAATAGTATTAAGCGAAAGACCTAGAACTGGGCCACCCACCTGCTCCGCAAAAGTCCACAACGGGCTTTGGTCTTTCTCGATAAACGGGGGGCGGTACAGTAAGCTGTGCAATGAGATACGACTTGCGGCATCTACACCGAGTAGCTGGTTGGCTAACCCGCCGTACATACCTTCCCCAAAGAACTTTCTGTTCGCTGCTTCCCAATCATCCTCGTCGTCGTCTGCAAACATATTGTAGATAACACCGAACGTGCCCATCATTGGCATACCGCCTACACCCGCCATAAGTCCTGTGGATATAAGGAAGTTACGTAGCCCTACACGTGCGAGCTTGCGGTCGTCAGCCATCTGCTGGGCTTCCTCTTGGGTCACGCCTTGCTCTTGCATGATCTTGTCGATCTTCGTCGAACCAATGGAGTCGTGGCCCAACTTATACATCATGTAGTACTTGGCGATAGCAAACCGTTTAAATAAGAATAGGATGTTACCCGCACCGCTATATGCCCAAGTTGGACGACCCGCCGCTGCAGTTGAACCAAGCGTAAACTCAGTTGTCTCAATAGCT